GTGATGATAAACAGCAATTTCTCACTCAATCACGAGTTGAATCTCATCGCGGTGCACAGACATTTCGACGAACAGGGGGACATATTCTCCGTGTCGTTCGAACCCGAGAGGTACAGCGCTGTGAAAATTAAATTCAAACCCGCGGAGGAGATGAAACAAATCACCGCCAGTGTGTTTGCGACTGGAAAAGTAATTATCACAGGAGCACGCACGTTGAAAGAGATCGCCTACGCGTACAACATCGTCGCCTCGACTATTCACGCCGAACCCTCGCTAGCGGTGAAACCCACGGAGAATGTGGACGTGTTCGACAGGTACATGGGATACGACACCGAGAAAATGGTACGAGCGCTTCGGAACAAAGGGCATCAGTCGTGGGTGCGAACTATCGAAAACAAACAGATAAATTTCTCAGCATGTAATAACAACAACTAACATGTCTCAGCGCATGGGCATGGCCGATGGAAGATGCTACCAAATCCACTCCTCGTCGAGATTGATCAACAACTACGTGATGCAACAAGAAGGCATCAACATGGAAGACAACTATTCCTACCGACAGTACTTGCAACGCACGGGTCCGGCGGTGTTGGACAAGATCCAAGCCGCCCAAGGCAACGAAAAGTGCAACCAGTGCCACACCCCGCTCCTCAATTTGAAGAACACGTACTGAGTGAAAAATGGCGAAAAATTATTCGCTTTATTAACCAGGAATGACCACATGCAGTATATGTCTGAACGAGGTGCGGTCGTCTCGACACAACTCAAATCCGCCGATACGTTGCGGACATATATTCCACAGACACTGCCTGGAGAAATGGAAAGCGAAGGGCAAACACACGTGTCCACTCTGCCGTCAAGTCTTCGACGTCTCTAAGTTTACGGTGTCCCTCACCGTCACGAACAATTACACCTCGAACGTTTCGACCACGAATCTGAACACGGAGAACGTCTTCAACGTGTTTGATATTTTTGAATTGAACGTCGACCTCGAGGACACCCTCGATCTGGACCGATTATTTTCGGACATTGGTCTGACGCTTGACGACGTTGACTCGAACGTTTTTACTTTTGGCGCCGACATTCCTCTTATGGGCGGGGGCAGTGGGTCCGACTCGAACACCCTTCCCAGCGACGCAGAAAGCGTTACAGAATAACTTGTAGTTGAGCCCAGGGTACGCCCTCGACGCCGTGCGAGGGTCCTTGATGATCTTCCCCTTGGCGTCGGTCAGGAGCGCGCCCGTGGCCCACCCTCTCTTGTGAGACCACACGTTCGCCTTGAACGTCAGGAGTTTCCCAGGTCTGAGCGTGCGCAACACCTTATTCTTCGCCTTGGCCTTCTCCACCGCGCGGGACACGCGTTGGACGGGCACCTTGAAAAAACGCGCGACGCTCGTGATGGTGTCGCCCTTTTTCACCTTGTATTCAACCACCCCGTGCTGTTTGTACCAGTGGAAATCCCCTTGTTTGATGAAATTCGACGGACGCGCGGGAGCGACGAAAAGCATCGTCTTGTAGTACCCCTTCCTGCATCGTTTCTGAGGATCCTTGCACACGTACACCTTTTTCGGGTTGTCGCTGACCACGCGCCTGGCCAGGTCCTTGCAGTGGGTGTAGGAGTGCGGGAGGGAGGAGAGACCAGAGCGGTCACCCGGGATGCTCTTGTGCGGACGCGACGCGGCCTCGTAATCAGAGAACGCGTAGGCGTAACAATTGTTGTTACCCACACCCCGACGACTGCTCCACAGACGGTGGGTGAATTTCTTCTCAGAGCCACTCAGTGGGAGTTTCATTTTTATTTTGTTTTATTAATATATAGAAACAAATTAAAATGGCCCTCAAAGAAGTCGTTCGAAGCAAGAGCCGCCGGGAACTCCTCAGTGAATTGGTGACTTTCCTCCTCACCCTCCTCCTCTCCTCCTTCCTCATCCGACTCATGTGGAATCGATCCTTGGTCCCACACATCACCGCACTGAAGCCGATCAGAACCCTCGGTGACGCATTTTTGCTCAGCATGTCCCTCTCCGTCCTCAAGTGCTGCTAATTTGAATTTGAATATTGAAAAACTTGTTTTCAGATTTTTGAATATTCAATCTCTCACATCTCGTTGTATCCGACGTGTCTCTCCCCTTCTGGGCTCACGAGCGTCGGGAACGCCTTGACGTCTCCGCACTCACCCTTCTCGCAATCCTTGAAGACGTGGTCGATGCCCTTCTTTTTCATGTAATCCAACTGCTTGCGCGTCCACCCACACCCCATGGTTCCGAAGACGGTCCACTTCCCCTCCGCAGAGGTAGTGGCCGGTGCACTCGGGGCGACGGCGCCACGACCGGTGTTCATGAGGATGTACAAATCTACGAGGAGGAGGATAATAAAGGCGATCATGTGTGTTACATTGCACTGAGATTATTTATTTTATATCACTCGTCAATCATGTCTTCTTCGAATTCTTCCTCCTCTTCCTCGCCTTCATCCAGAGACGTTCCAGCGTCGGACGACGGGAGGTCGATGCCTTGGAAGGCGAACGACGGGAGTCTTTGCGATTGTTCCATCAAAACTTGGGAGAGTCGAATCGTGACACCGAACTTGTTGTCGATGAACCACACCGATTGCACGTCGCAAATCGCGCAGCACTTTTGTCCCTTCTCGACGGTGTCGAGGGAGACGCGCTCGCGCTTCATGTTGTACGCCTCCGGGACGAATGTCCCGTCCGGCTTGGTGAGGATTTTAAGTTTCATCGTCGCCGGGTAGTCCTCCTTGCCCGGGCGGACGATCGGCTTGTACAGGGCCTGTTTGAGGACCTCGACGTTAAACTCCTTCCCAAGCCACTCCTTGGAGTTTTCGGCGACGGTGTTCACGATGAGTTCATCCAACTGCTCGAGTTGCCCCTTCAGTTCCATCGCCGCCTCGTTGTCGGTGTCGAATGAGAGATCGAGGCTGTAACTCGTTTTCCCAGAGGCCTCGTCCGTGTAGGAGGACATCCCGTACGGAGAGCGAAGGAAGGGAAGTTGGAGGTAGAGTTTCTTGTTGTCGCTTTGGAGGTAAACCGTTTTGTTTCCCATCTTACCTTTCTTCATCTTCGTGAAGGTAATCTTGGAAACATCGAAATCTTTGGATTGGGTGATAGCGAGCGACATGTTTCTGTTTCTTGTGTATAGTAATATCTGGGCTGAAAACTTTAAGTCGCGATTTTTTTTGTCAGCCAAGAATAGGATGAACCCAGTGACACTCATCATCGCCCTGCTCTTCGCGGTGTGCTGCTGCTGCTGCAGCGTATCAAGCAGCGTCGGTGGATTTTGGAAATGCACCGCCGGCTCTTTAGATCCGTACGATTTCAGTTTGGACGCGTGCACCGAAATCCCAGACGTGACGAGCGTGTACGCGCAATACGTTCGAATCCAGCAGACGACTAAGAAAGCCATCAAGATTGCGGAGATCGCCGTCTACGACGGGGATAAACCCATCAGCCAAGACAAAGTGGTCAAGGCGTCGTCAAAGTTGGAGGGATTCTCCCTGCAAAATCTCACCTCGGGGGGACAACCGTCGGATGGGTTCGGTGGAACCACGGACGCGACGGACGCCGAATACATCGAAGTAGACCTCGGACAGGAGACCAAGGTGAGTCTCGTCTACGTCGTGAACGCCCCGGACACCCCCGACGGGTTGAAGGGATGCGAGATCGTCCTCTTCAATAAAGACAAAAAGGAGGTGAAAAAATCAAAGAAGTGTGAGGTGGACGGTCAAGCCATCGTTTGGACGACCTCCGGGGACGCCCTCCAATCCACGGCGTTGAGGGACGTGGAGAAGAACATCCACGTCAACGGGCGATACGTGAAACTCATGCACACGGAGAATGAACCGGTGATAAACCTCGCCCTCGTGAAGGTCTTGGACGACGAGGGACTCGATTACGCGAATGGGAAAATCGCAAAGTCGAACTCCGTGCACCCCGCGGGTCCGATGAAGAATTTGACGGACAAGAACAAAGATAATTTCGCACACACGCATGGACCGAACACTGAAAAGGACTGGATCGAAATTGATTTGGGCGCCACGCAAAAGATTTATTCGATAGAAATTTACAATCGTAAGGATTGTTGTAAAGACCGGGCGAAAGGTATTCAAGTGTCGGTGTTGGACGAAGAGAGGGACATCGTCTCCCGTACGCCCCTTATCGCGGAGGAAAAAGACCAATACACGTACACCTTCGTGAACGGTGCGGGTGAATGGGTCTAAACTGCATTGATTACAAGGGTCACTCTTTCAAAAAAAATGTCCCCCACTTTTAGATGGGAGTTGGAGTTCTGATCCTTCTGCTCTTTTGCGTGTGTTGCATCGTGTCCTCTTTCGGGGCGGGGTCTTACGCGTATCTGTACATGGGACCGGCGGCTGAAATCGACCCAACGTCCGAGGAAATCCTCGCCGCGCTCGGACCCGTTCCCGGGGTGAAAGCGAAGACGGTGAAACTCGTCAACGCCCAGGGTGTTCTCGTCCAGGAGATACAAATCCTCAACAAGATGGCGCGCAACCTCTCCGACGGGGTGACAGCGAACACGGACGAACCCACGGCTTACGTTCTCACCTTGGACAAAGACGTGGAGATCGATAAGGTGGCTGTGATTAATAAACCAGGACCAGCGCAAACGATCGTCGGGTCGCAATTGATATTCGTGAACGCAGCCGGGAATGAAGTGAAGAAATCGAAAACCATTTCGACCGCAGAAAACGTTCTCGAGTACGACCTCCTCGTGGACAAGTGGAGGAAAGCGTCGTTCAAGAAATACAACTATAAAGAGGACGGGACGCCCCCCGAAGCACCGTCTCAGAGCGACGGACCCAGTCCCGATCCCGATGAAAAAAATGTTGAATAACTATATACACTATGGGTCTCTTCAAGGACTGCGGTTGCGGCTGCAATGGTAAGAAGCAGGAACAAAAATTTACCATCAGCGTCATCAGTGCGCTGACTTTTTTTCTCGTTGCCAACCCTCAGACGTACATTCTCACGCGGCGATTGTTGGGTGCCGGTCTCTCCTCTGTGAACGGTAACCCGACGCTTCTCGGATTAATCATCCACAGCATCGTTTTCTTGCTCATCGTGTGGGCGATGATGAACATCCGACAGGAAAAGTACGAAGCCCCGGCTCCGGCTCCAGCGAAGGCGGAGGCGAAGGGCCCGTCCCCGGTCGTCGAGGACGAGGAAGAGGAAGAGGAAGAGGAAGAGGAAGAGGAAGAGGAGGAGGGCCCGTCCCCGGGACCGACTCCGGAAAAGAAGGAGGCGGAGGGTCTCATGTTCATGGACCTCGAAGACGGTTTCGCCTCGTTCGACCTCGAAGGTTCCTCCGTGGGTGCCGGCCCGGCGCCGATGACGGCCTCTCACATGACGTGCGGGTGCCCGGACGGTACCACGGTGCAAGTTGCTCGCAAGTAAATCATCTCAGGTGTGTTAAATTAAAACAAATTACACATTCAAAATGTCCGAGACAAACGCCTTTTGAATGTGCATAAAAAAAAGTTATTGACAAGTATGCTACGATATGCCGCAACGAATAGAGAATTGTCGGGGGTGATACGAAAATATCAACTTAGGGGGGAGAGGGTCATCCTCGATTACGCGAGGGAGAATTGTCATTTGACAGAGGCACCCCATGTGGAGGAGATAACGAAGACGATGATTCGAGCCATCCCCCGTGGTTCGATGTGTGCGGTCAAGTTTACGAGTTTCGGGTCGAGGGAGAACGAGACCGAGGCGAAGGAACACGTGGCCTCCATCGTGGAACTGGCCGAGACCAAGGGCGTGGACATCGCGGTGGACGCCGAGGACGTTCTATACCCCCAATCGTGTTACGAACTCATGCACCGTTACAACACGAGAGAACATTCGAGGGTATACAAGACCTATCAAATGTATCGGAGAGATGCGTTCGACGAACTATTGCGGGACATCGAACAGTCGCACGCGGATGGATTCAAGTTGGGGGTGAAATTAGTGAGGGGCGCGTATCTCAACAGACAGAGAAATTTGTTTGATAAAAAAGAAGATGTCGATCACAATTACAATAAAGCCCTGCATTACGCGTGCACCGCGCCTCACGTGCACACTATCGTCGCCACCCACAACCCCGTGTCTCTGCGCATCGCTCGTAAGTTTGACATGGACCGCTTCGTGACGGCCAAACTCATGGGATTCGACGAGCGCGACGTGATGGATTACCGATACGTCCCCTACGGAACACTCATGGAGTTGACCCCGTACCTGTTTCGGCGGTTACGCGAGCGCATGGCGTGGGATTAGAAATCTTCGTCGAATCCTATGTCTTCGGCGGTGTCGTCCATTTTCCCATATTCCCCCACCCTCTTTTCGAAAAAATTAGTTTTCCCTTCCAGGGAAATGTTCAACATGAAATCGAATGGGTTTTTGGCGTTAAAGATGGGCGTCGCTCCAACGCTCTTGAGGAGTCGATCGCTCACGAATTCGATGTACGTCGACATCTCTTCGGAGTTCATCCCGATGAGACGGCACGGGAGGGCTTCGCATATGAAATTCTTCTCGATGTCCACCGCCTCTTGAACTATCTCACGGAGGGTCTCCGCCTTCGGTGGGTGTTTGAGCATTTTGAAGAGTTCGACCGCGAATTCTTGGTGCAAGGCTTCGTCTCGAGAGATCAATTCGTTCGAGAACGTGAGTCCGGGCATCAACCCTCGTTTCTTGAGCCAGAAGATGGCGCAGAAAGAACCGGAGAAGAAGATGCCCTCGACGCACGCGAAGGCGAAGAGTCTCTCGGCGAACGTTCTCTTTCGGTCGAACCATCTGAGAGCCCATCTCGCCTTCTGGGCTATGCACGGGATGGTTTGGATGGCGCCGAACGCCTCCTTCTTCTCCGCGGGGTCTTTGATGTACTTATCAATCAGTAAAGAATACGTTTCCCCGTGCACCATCTCGTTGTGACATTGGTACGCGTAAAAACTCCTCGCCTCCGCGGACGCCACCTCGTCGGCGAAATTGTTGTTGATGTTCTCGAACACGATCCCATCCGACCCCGCGAAGAAGGCCAGAATGTATTTGATGAATCGTCTCTCATTATCGTTCAACTTGGTCCAGTCCTCCATGTCCTTGGAGAGGTCCACCTCCTCCGCGGTCCAGTTTGACATTTGTGCTTTTTTGTACAGTTGCCACAAGTTCTTGTGTTCGATAGGGAACACGGTGAATCTGGACAGCGTCGGGTGGAGGAGGGGTTCGTACTCGTCCTCCAGATATTCCTGAAACTCGAAAAAATTGCCAATCCTGAAGTCACATCCCGGTGTCGTCAAAAAAATCTGTGGGTACGCGTCGAGGGACCCCCCACATTTCTCTTTAACCTCCTCCCTCGGGATTTCTCTCTTCTCGTACGGCAAGTTTTCGTCTTCACATAGTTTCTTTGCTAAATCACAATATTTGCAATCTTGCTTGGAATAAATAATAAATGTCATCTGGTGGGGCTGGGTATTGTACCTAAATATTTTTTGTGTGGAAATCTTAAGTTATGAATGCGATTATCCCAGGTGAAATCAAAGAAAATGAGTGCGTCAGGGCCATGGTGAAAGAGGACGACGTGGAGGAGGAGATGCTCGGCGTCGTCACGCTGAACACGGGTCGAGGACTCGTGGGCGTCCGCCTCCTGACCCCGACGGAAAAGTTTTACAAGAACGCCCCGGTGTGGGCCCTCGACGAAGACGTCACCGCGGTCCCGTGGGAGGCCCTCACCGAGCACCATCCCGACTGCACCCTCTGTGAACTCGATTTCAAGTCCGTGGGTGAAGATCTGTGGGTGGCCCTCGAGGACATCGACGTCGAGGAGACGGACAGCGAGGTGTGGAGCGACACCGACACCGACCTCTCCGGTTTCATCGTGAGCGATGGAGACGTCTCGGGACAGGAAGACGTCCCGGAGGGTGCGCGCGAGATCGACCGCGTGTGGGACGACTGGAACCCGACAAGTCCAGGCGCGCGCTCGTTCAAGGACACCATCGACGCCATCGAAGCGAGAATAAGACACTCTTTTTGAGTTAAGTGCGTCAGGGCACGAAAACTAAAAAATCGCGTGATTGCACCAAAAATGCTGGCAGCAATATGGTCAGACTTGGAAATTCTCCGAGCCGAAGAACAACAACAACAGATTCAAATGAAAAAGCCAGTGGATACGATTAACTTTTGTTTGTGTGGTGGGCAAAAACTTTTAGTGGATGGCCTCCCCACGTGCACCGAGTGCGGTCGCGTGGACACCATATTCATCGACGATGGGGCGGAGTGGAAGAGTGGGATCTCTTCGGACGGACAGGTGACCGACGGTTCGAGGTGTGGGAACCCCACCGCGCCGTCTGAATTGTTTTCGCACTCGTGGGGGAAGAGTTGCATCATCGCCGCGGGTCGTGGGTCGACCTACAAGACTCGGCGCATGGCGAAGATTAATTTCCACCTGTCCATGAGCAATCACCGCGACCGTTCTCTGTTTCACGCGTATCGAGAGATCGACGAGGCGTGTCCCACCCTCCCCGAAAACATTCGTCACGATTCTAAGACGATGTACAAAAAGTTTAACGAACTCAAACTCACCCGTGGTTCGGTGCGCACCGGCATCAAGGCGAATTGCGTCTTATTCGCGTGTCGCCTGAACAAGTACCCGAGGTCGTCCAAAGAGATCGCGGACATGTTTCAGATTAGCACCAAAGACATCAGTCGCACGACCCAACTGTTCAAAGAGACGCTGTGTGGGAAAGCGCAGCAGAAGAGTTACATCACGCGACCGGTGGACCTCGTCCATCGCCTCATGAACGGTTTGGAGTGTTCGGCCGAGGACAGGCAGGACGCGCAAAAGTACGTTCGCGAGATTCAGGATTGCGTGCAACTCATGTCGAAGACCCCGATCGCGGTCGCCGCGGCGGGGATTTACAGTGTGTTGAAAAAACGCGGGTTCACGAAGAGTCAGGTGGCGAAGGTGTGTGAGATATCGGTGCCCACCCTCAACAAAGTAGAATCAATACTTAGAAATTAACGTGTAATGAATATTTAACAGAAATGGTGAAAGTTTTCCTCTCGACACCATGCTACGGCGGGCTTTGTTTAGAGAAGTACATGATCTCCGTGATCAAGTTGCAACTCCTCTTAATGCGTAAGAATGTTCAACTCTACGTCGACACTACAGAAAACGAATCTCTGGTCCATCGCGCGCGAAACGTCGCCGTCGGTCGATTCATGCAAAAGACCGACGCCGACCTGTTCCTCTTCATCGACGCGGACATCGACTTCGACCCGGAAGCAGTCGTGCGTCTCGTGGAGTCCGGGCACGACATCAGTTGCGCGTGTTATCCGAAGAAAGTCGTCATGTGGGACCAGGCGAAAAAAGCGGTCGAGGAGGGCGACGACCGACCGATGGCCATGCTCTCCTCCTCCCTCGTCATAAATTTCGGCGCGCAATCCAGGCAAGTCGTCGACGGTTTCATCGAAATTTTGGATGGGCCCACGGGTTTCATGATGATCAAGAGGGAGGTGTTCAAAAAATTGGAGGACGCCTTCCCGGAGTTGTGGTGTAAGAACGACCACCAAAACCGAGACTTCGATGACTACCACGCGTGCTTTGATTGCATGATCGACCCGGGTAATAAGCGGTATTTGTCCGAGGATTACGCCTTCTGCCGCCGGTGGCAACAAATCGGGGGGAAGATCCACGCCGACGTCCGAACGTCCCTCGGTCACGTGGGTAACCTCCCGTTTACCGGGTGCCTGGATGAACGACTTAAGGCTTTGAGTTGTAATTAAATTAATATGAAGTTCGCCACCGTCGTCGTCACCCGAACCAAAGCATGTCACGTCAAGACCATGCACACGATCCTCAAGATGAACATTCAGTGCATGATTCGCGGGTTTCACAACGAGATTATTTTTTGCAACGACTGCCCGTACGACAAGGCTGACACCGTGCAGCACGTCCTCAAGAAGGGGCAGGCGGAGCGCATTTTCTTCATCGATTTCGGAATTCACGTGGACGAAAACAGTATCGCGCAATTGTTCGAAAAACACGAGGGCACGGGTGTGTTGGTGTTCCCCGCGGTGAAGGATGGAATCGATTGGGACATGTTCAAGGCGAAGGTCAGGGAGGGCACGACCGACGAACCCGTGGAGCAGATGGGGCTTCACTTCGACACCGAGGTGAACACGGGGAAAAAATTGGGGGAAAATCTGTACGCGGTGCAGTCCACGACGTCTCGGTGTTTCATGATGAATATTAAAAATGTCAAGAAGCGCATCGACAAAATTCACCCCAAGATGTTTGAAAAACTTAAAAGCGACGGCGTAAAAATAGTCGCGTACACGAAGGCCAAACTCACGTGCACGTACGCCCACGAGTGCATTTCAAACATTTTAAACGCCGCCGGGGTCCGCACAAGTTGATGTCCCTCCGCGTCGATCCGAGTGGGCGCCTTTACGGCGTCGTCGCCGGCTTCATACAGAGTGCGTGGGGCACGAACAAGGGTCGCTTCCCTGGGCCGCAGCCCGTGTCCATCGAGCGTCGGCATTTCCCCCTCCTCACGCGCGATCCGTACGTGGTGTGCGAGAAGACCGATGGGGAGAGGCATATGCTGGTGTGCGTGGAGGTCGAGAAAGATCGTCGCGCGGTGTTGGTGAATCGCGCCTTGGAGATGCGCGTGGTGCCTCTGGTGCTCCCGCCGGACGCGTACAAAGGGACCATCCTCGACGGCGAGGTCTACGAGGGGACGATGTTGGTCTACGACGCACTCTTCGTCGCGGGGGCACCCGTGGGCCAACTGTTTTTCCTGGATCGCCTCGAGAAGATTGAAAATTTCCTTAAGAGAATGATCGTCATGAAATTCGACACGTTCAAATTGCGGCTAAAGACGTTTCACGTGGTCGAGGACATGGATACCTTCATCGACGACTACCTCCCGTCCGTGCGAGAAGAGGTCGACGGGCTCGTGTTCACCCCTGTGAACGAGCCGATGCGCATAGGCACCCACGAGACGATGTTTAAGTGGAAGCCCCAACGCAAGAATACCGTCGATTTCGCCTTGCAGAGGGACTGCGTGCGCAAGGGTGTGTGGCGCTTGTACGTCCAAGACAAAGGACAGTTGGTCTACGAGAGCGAAACTTTACAGGAGGAGGATTACTTCGAGGAGGGCGCCATCGTCGAGTGTGAGTACGTGCCCGAGGTGGAGAGGTGGCGCGCCCTCAAGCGACGCCGAGACAAGACGTATCCCAACAACCGACGGACTTTTTACGCCACGCTCAGGAACATCAAGGAGAACATCCAGATGGAAGAATTTAGAGACTTGTTTCGTTTGTAATGTATGACGCGCGGTTTTACGAATTCCAAAAACGACTGTTATTTCAACACCGCTCTGCAATGTCTTTTCCACGTGCCCGCGCTCTCCAACTATTTGAACGACACGCCGCACCGTGGATCGTGCGCTTTCAGTCGGACGTATTGCGAATTGTTGCGAACGTACTGGCGCGCTGGTGAGACCTCCCCCCTCGACGCCACCCCCCTCCTCCGAGAGTTCCAAAAACACTTCCCCAGGTTCGTGGACGAGGAACAGCACGACGTCCAAGAGGCCATCTTGTGCGTCATCGACATCCTGGAGAGGGCCGACCCGACGCTGAAAAAACTCTTCTATGGGAAAAAGACGCAGGAGACCATTTGGCCCGGAGGGAAGAACACCACCGAAGAGATTTTCAGCGTCCATCTCTTGACGTCCACACCCGGCGCGTCTCTGGCGCAAATGCTCGAGGACAGCACCGCGTGGCGCACGCTCGAGGGGTTCGTCGACGACGACGGAAAATCTCACCACGTCGCCACCACGCGCACGGTGTTCTCGGAGATGCCCCCGATATTGATGATTAGTTTCGATAAAAAATCCGTCGTCTCCCTGATTGATAGATTGGAAATCGGGAACATCCAATACAGGCTCGTCGCCAGTGCTTTACACTCCGGCGTGCAATTCGACGGGCACTACGTCGCGTGTTGTTGGCATAAGCGGTGGTATCTCGTGAACGACGATCGCGCGGATCCACTCCAAGGCGGGCCACCCTCGCCGGAAGGACACTACTTCCTCATCTACATCAACGTGCGATGAAGCACTTTTCATTTTGCGTCAAGACGCGCGACCTTTTGGACATGATCGAAGATTGTTCGTACGTGGTGTTCACGAAACCGGATGACGAGGGGTGGATCCGAGGATACGGTCAAGGATCGTTGTTGCCTCTTGACACGAACGTGCACAGAGCGACGACGACGTCGAGCGCGATGCGAGACCTCGTCATGGGTCTCGGGGTGACCAAGGAGATCGGTTCCTACGTCACCATGGGTCAGTGCGTGCGCTGCGACGTCACCTCGTCGCGCACGTGGTCACCGTCTCTGTGTGAAAGGTGCCTAACGGTGATGATTTAAAGAGGAGCCGCGCTATTTTAATTGAAAAGAAGAATGGACATCCAACCCATCGTAGATAAATGTTTCCCCCTCGTCGAACAATATTCGCAAACCCCCCACGTCGAGATGGAGTTGCGCCTCGGAAAGTATAACGGCAACTTCTTCGACACCGACGTCGGCCGAGAGCGCTGGGAGCGCGTCCTCGCCGGTCTCCGACAGTACGATCAGTGGGAGAGCGCGTTCGTGACGCAGAGTGACTCCTACTACAACGACGCCAACTCGGTCAGAATAACCGTCGACGCCTCCACGGGCACGCAGACCATGGTACAAAAGGTGCGCGCGACGCAGGAGGATTTCATCCAGTCGGATAGTCCCGTGGACGTGCGTTTCTCGGTGTGCACGGAGACTCCGGTGACGGGGCAGTACGAGATGGATCGAAAGTTGGTGAAACTCCGACACAGTTTCGTTCGTAAAAACCTTCGAATCGACATGACCCAAGTCACGGGAATCAAAGACATGGACAGCGAAGAGCCGACGTCGTACCAAATAGAGTTAGAAATCCTCGACCCCTCGAAGATTCAGTACATGGAGGAATTTTACAACATGGTGTGGAAGATTAATAATCTTCTCGAACTATTGTAATAAATGATCAAGTTTGTATTATTACTGTTTGTCGTGTATCTACTCACGGTGGAGAATAATCGCCGGTCCACGCTCCCTCACAAACGCGCGGTGCGCCTCAAGCGATTGCAAGAGGAGTTGCACGCCCTCCTCGAGCGCTCTCGCGTGGAGCGAAAGTCATACCTCGGACCGGCCATCGCGGTGTCGAATCGTATTAAGGAGGAGTATCCAGAATACGATTGGAGTTCGCACACCATGATTTTAAAACGCATCGCCGAGCCAGATAGGTTCTACTCCTCAGAACCACCGGTCGCAAATCGCGAGCGTGTTTAGAATGTAGAATATCTGTAGACGGTATCTCTTGTAATCTATGGTTTCGTAATTATTGATGACGTGTATGATGAGTCCGTGGTCGTTCGCCTCCCTGTGGTCTCTGAGCCACTGCGTCTGTTCGTCTTCGGACATCTCGTCGAACTCGTCCGGGAGGCGGCCGAACATGTAATTCCTCTCCGCCTTGGAAAATCCTTCGACCCTGTTCTCCCTCCCCCACTTAATGAACGCCGCCGCGGTGTCTATGAGGGCGTCCACGAGGTGCTCCCTCGCCCTCGTGAGGTGCACGCCCTCCTCGTCGTTGTCGATGACGATGCCGGCGTCCGTGCGATGTTTGTCCCTCCTCCTGAACGCTCGTATGATTTCCAAGAGGTTTCTGCGAAGCATATACTACCTTAAGGTGTCATCTCTTCCTTTAACACCCTGTCGATTTCGATCGATAACTCGACGTACCCCTTCGTGTCAGAGGCGACCTCTCTGAAAACGACGTCCCTCACCGTCTTTTTCACCTCCCCCGTGTTCGTGCGGTGTCTCGCGGGAATTCTCTGGAGCAACGCCTTGATTTTTCGTGTGTCCTCGTCCAGGCGCTTCTTGAACAGAACCCTCTTGCTCGCATTCTTAAGTAATCTCTTATCGTAATACTGATCGTACAACTCCACGCGAATGCTTTGTAGAGTGTTATTGGCACCCGACGGTGCCGGAGACGTGAGATTGGCAATCTTTTTGATGATGGCTGGCTTCAAGATGTGCTTCGGGAGGGCCACGTTCAGTTTCTTCGCGTACGCCATCAACTCGGTCTTTTTGAACTTGTTGCACGCCTTACCGTTGATGCACACCGTGCCGTTCGCCGATTTCGACACCTTGGGGGTGGACACCACCACAGGGAGGGACGGCTTCACCTTTCGCACGGGGGAGTGGTATTTTTCCGTGTACCCGGTGGGTGCGATCAACATTCCCACCCGGTGCGCCGACGTCATGAGGTCTTTCGCGGCGACGTACGTCTTCCGGAGTTGACTCGGGTTTTCCGCCTTGAACATTTGCACGAGTCCAGTCTTTCGAAGCATGAAGGTGTGCCCACCGTGCTCTATCAGGAAAAAGTATTGTTGGAGTTCGGGTTCGTACCTGAATTTGATTTTCCTCGTTCGAAGATATTTCTGGAACGCACCCGCGTTGACCACGAAATTTCCACGAAATTGTCCGGTGACGTTTGAAAATTTGAGGGGGGCGTACAAAAATCTCTGTCTCCCCGTGTACGTGTAGACCAAATATCTGTGAATCGCCGAAAACACGGAGACATCGTTCAAGGGCACCCCACCGCTGATCCGAAAGTTCCCACTCGGGTAGACGTAGAGCGACCCTTTCGACTGCGTGCCGTTCGGTGCGGTTATCACGTAGACGTATTCCACACTCTTCGCGCGCGAAGACACCCCCGTGGTCTTCCCACTCTGCGCTCGGGTGAAGACGACCTTGTTTTGACGATCGCGGCCGTTGATGAGGGTGGTCTCGATCTTGTAGTGCTTCCCTGACACGACGAGTGGTTCGCGCCTCGCGTGCGGCTTTCTCTTCAGGAGTTTGCCGATGTCCAACTGTGGCTTGTTCACCCTCTTCTCTCCGTTCACGGCGGTGGCCATGCTGAACCGCAAGGGCTCGAACGAGAGTTTTCGCGCGCTCACCTTGGGACGCGGTGGTGATCGAACCAACGTTGTTCTAGATCTCGAGGGAGACGGCGTCACGGCGAGACGTGGGACGACGCGACGCACCGCGACCGACTGTGGCGAGAGGGAGAGCGCCCTCTTGCGCAACACGAGGGGTGACATCGTCGGCGTTGAAGCCGTGGAAGTTCGAAGCACGGGACGACGAGGGGAGGACGGCGGTGTCTTGAATGGATCCATTCCGCCGCGCATCGGTGTGGCGTTCGTGCGCACGACTCTCACACCTGAATCACGCAAAAATTTTTGTAATGAATTTGGAGGATTCATATACTAATTATTACATCACATTATATTTTCGTCGTCGACCGTCAAACCCACGATGATTCGACCCTTGAAGCCTACGCCGTGCAACCGCTCGACGGACGAGCGCATCTCCGCGTCCAACTCCCCGATGTCCTTGACCTCGACGTCCCTCGAACTGAATGGGCCCACGTAGACGTCGTCGTTGAACTTCGGTTTCGCGCACAGGTTGTTTCTCTGGCAGTGTTCGGTGAATCGCCCCACGAATTCCTTCTGAGAGATGAACAGGTGTTTCCCGTACCGAACGTCCGGGGAGGAGATGAAATTGACCAAAAAGTTGACATTCTTCGCGATGTCTTGTTGAATCTTTTTGAAATATTGTGGCACGACGTTCCAAATGTCTTTGTCGGAGTACATATTCGCGTGTTCCAAATACCCCCTAACACACTTGTAAAGAATCGCGGGCAGTTCCAAGGCGAGTTTGGCGTCTAAGTGTGGGTCGGCGTCTCGAACTTGTTTCGCGAAATTCCACGCCAATATTCTTCGAAGGATGGACCCGGAGTTATCCTTCCCTTGGAACGGCACCTCGTTCCCACCGAGAACACCCGGGGTTCGCCACTCGAGGGATTTCGCCTTCTCGTGCTTCACCGCGATCGAGACGTCCTCCCCGGACACTAAACTTTGAAACTCCGCCTGCTCCAACTTCAGATCGGATTTAATCTCTGGCGCAACAAACATAAAACCGTCGACGATGGAGGAGAGCCCGAATTTGGTTTCTATGTTGTTCGACAACGTCTTGACGTCTTCGCCCTCGTAAAATTTCTTAAACACCTTTGTGATGAGGGTCGACTTACCACTGCGCGCCACCCCTTTGAAAAAACCGATGACTTGCCACGCGTCGAGGTCTCCCGTGTCAAAGGTGAGCCGCCCACCCATGGCGTACGTCCACCGACACACGTCGTGGTCGAAGTTTTGGTAGGTGAGGATGGATTGAAAGTGTGGGGTCGGGATGTCGTACCAATCAGAACAGTGCAAATAACTCGTCTCGAAGGGTAAGTCAAAGTATTTCGAACTCACCAACGTCGGATCCAACGCGGCGAACTCTCTCGAATCGTATGGGTAAAAGTTGCACACGTATTTCCCCTCCTTCGGTGACCACTCCTTACCGATGAAGACGCCGTTGGTGAAACTCCACATGTTGCGATTTTTTTCAATCTCCGGAAATTGGAAATCGATGCAATTCTCAAGGTGCCGAATGACGTCGTGAAATCCATTACCCTTGGACGTGAGGTCCTTCCACACCTCGAAGTTGTTTTCCTTCTGTCCCAATTCATACACGAACTGTTTGATTGTGCACACCGGTTTCCACGCGCGCGTGTAGAACCCCTCACTCTTGCGCTGCGTCATGCAGTTTCCTTTGTATCTCCGGTAGCCTCTGTTGAAGAGTTCGTCGAGCGCCTTGACGATCGCCCTCTGGAAAGGGCTCATCTCCTTTATGCGAGCGTCGTCCAGGGGCATCGACGACGTGTCGAAATACTCGGGGTCGAAGTTGTACGGTTCGGGGACGTCTCTGGGGTGCAATATGCGCTCTTGTGCGATGTAGTGCGTGCGCACGTTCTTGAACGCGGCACCCACCTGCACGATCAGCCGACAGATCCTCTCCCCCAATTCGAAATCGCTCGTCTCGTCTTTCCAGGACGCAAGATCTAAGTTTTTCACCCTCGCCCCCAGGAGACGCAAATAGTTCATGTGCCTCGTGCACTGGGTGTGCACCGCACTCAGGGAAATCTGCGCCGGATACCCGTCACTATTCATGTCCTCCTGAGAGAAGAATTGCCCGGGCCAATATCCCAGGCGAGCGACATCTGAAGGGTTGCACCTGGACGTCGTGAGTCCCCACAGACTCTCCAGACGACCCGTGCACTCCTTCACGCGGTCTTCGTCGAGAGACTGAATTTGATTCATCCATGTTAACAATTCAGCCTCGCCACGATTTTGTTCTGATTCTTTCGCGATGTAATGAGTCTCCCCCATGATTTCTTAGGTATAACGTGGCCTAATTCTTTATGAAGATTTTTTAATCCTTGAGGGCGGAGAAGATTTTGATGAGAATCCTGTTCTGCGTCTCGAGTTGCTCTCGGATGCCCACCAAGGCCGATGCCACGGTGTCCCCCTCTGGGGTGGCGAGGAGGGACGCCGCCATCTCCGCGATGTCACCCAGGCCGGGAACTTCCTCGTCGTCGTCGAAACCTTCGTCGTCCTCGTCGTCGTCCTCGTCCTCGTCTTCGGTGACGAGGATCTCCCCCTCCTCCAACTCGTCGTCATCCTCGTAGTCGTCGTCGTCCTCCACTTCCTCGACCGGTAACGCCTTATTTTCCACGGGTGCCATTTGTTTCTACGTTTCCCTGAGAAATCAAAATTCTGAAATTCACCGCACGTGGTGCGTGCGTTCCCCAGGAGGTGAACACGCGAAATTATTTTCTTATCCTATAGTACCAACAATCTGTAACTATGGCTGGTGGTTTGATGCAACTTGTCGCTTACGGCGCCCAAGACGTGTTCCTTACCGGTAACCCGAAGGTTACTTTCTTCCAGGCTGTGTACAAGCGTCACACGAACTTCGCCATGGAAAACATTGAACAAACCGTGAACGGTACCCCGGCGAACTCCGGTCGCCTCTCCGTGACCGTCGCGCGCAACGGTGATTTGATCGCCGACATGTACGTTGAGTTGTCTGCCAAGTCTTCTTTGGTTGCGACCACGAACGGTGACTCCCAATGCTGGGTCGCCGAGCGTGCGATCAAGGATGTGGAACTTTCCATCGGTGGCCAACGTATTGACAAGACCTACCAAAAGTGGTTCCGCCTCTACTCTGAATTGTACCTCTCTGAAGCCAAGAAGGCGAACTGGGGTAAGATGACTACGGGTAAGGGCACGGTGTACTTGCCGCTCATCTTCTTCTTCAACCGCAACCCGGGTTTGGCGTTGCCGTTGATTGCCCTCCAATACCACGAAGTTCGTCTTGACTTTGACCTTACTGACGAATTCGCCACGTACTTCAACACTAGTACGTTCAAGGTGTGGGGTAACTACATCTACCTTGACACGGAAGAGCGCCGACGCTTCTCCCAAAAGGGCCACGAATACCTCATTGAACAAGTTCAACACACTGGCTCTGACACTGTCACCTCCAATGGAACTAAGCAAATCCGTTTGTCGTACAACCACCCGGTCAAGGAATTGGTCTGGTGCTTCAACAACGGCGGCTCCACGGGCTCCAACATGTGGAACTTCTCCTCCAACGTCGGTGCCACTGACGTTATCCTCAACTGCGACGTCACCGACCTCGGTGCCAACTGCTACGTGCCGATCACCGCCGGTACCGGTGCCCCGCTCCTCACGGCTGGTCCGGACGGTGGCTCCCTCCGATGGGTTGAAGATGGTGTTGCCCCGACCGATGGTGCCGTTGGTCCGCTCTCCACCTTCAAGTTGGTCCTCAACGGCCAAGATCGTTTCAAGGAGCAAGCCGGCAAGTACTTCAACCAAGTGCAACCGTACGTGCACCACACCGGTACGCCGTACCCGGGTATCTACTCGTACTCCTTCGCGCTTGAGCCGGAATCCCACCAACCGACGGGTACTTGCAACTTCTCTCGCATTGACAACGCGCAAGTGTCTGTCACGATGAAGCGCGCTGACACGTCTGAAACTATGCACATGTTTGCGACGAACTACAACGTCCTCCGCATCCAATCCGGTATGGGTGGCCTCGCGTTCTCCAACTAAGAAAGTACATTAAACATATTTACATTCATTTCATACATTAAGATATTTCTTCAAGTACCCTAATGTGTGTTTCGCGTTCTATAAATATTAAGATGGTTGTGAGCGCAGGCGCAAGTATGCGTTAAACGAAGGGTGTGTTGCCGCCGAACTTTAACCACGCCGGCGTTCCGTAACGTCCCGGGTTCCCCCGTCGTCACCCCTTTGTAATTGTAAGTAAATATTAAGATGTTTGAATGAACATGTTAATATTTAATGAATGAATGATTTTATTGATTACATGTCTTCGAGG